TAATGATCGGGAGGAACGCCGCGCCGACCGTCTCGCCCGCCTCTGAGATCGCGATCTGGAACGACTGAATCGCCCCCGCGGTCGTCGTCGCGTACGTCTTCGCCGTCCCGCCGAACTGCGACGTAATCGCGTCGAGTGCTTTCTGACCTTTGACGGCCTCCTTCGTTTTCTTAATCTGCTTCTCGACGACGCTATTCCCGAGCGCGTCCTTTTTGATCTTGTTCGTTGTAGTCGTGACGGTTTTCTCGAGATTGACGCCGTACGCCTTCAGCGCGCGACCGTTCCCCGCGAACGCTTTCCCGACGAGGTTCGTCGCCTTCTCGAGAGAGATATTCTTCGCGCGCGCGAGATCCTGCGCGACGGTCGCGATCTTCTGAGCCTTCGTAAAGTTCTGCGTGAACTGCGTCGCCCCTGCGAGGGATGCCCGGATATCGTCATCCGTGAAGGCGAGCCTCGCGCCCTTCTTAATCATCTCCTCCGTGAGGGCGAGATTCTCCTTCGTCGCGAGGCCGCGCTGCTTGAGAAGTGAGACGAGTTTCGCCTGAGCTGCCTCGTCCTCGACCGCCCCCTTCGTGAACTTAAAGAGGGCCGCCGTAGCTCCTGCGAGCGCACCCCCGATAGCGGCGAGGCCAACCTTTAGACCCGTCTTGAGGAGTCCTCCCGCGATACCTGAGACCTTTCCGAGCCCCGAGATCGTCTTCGAGAGTCCGCGGATAGTCGAGGACGCCGCGTCTTTCGCGAGAAATGCGAACGTGACCTGAGCGGATGAGCCCATTCGTTACCTCGGCTTCGGGAGACGAACGCGGACTCCGCCGCGCTTCGGGATCCCGCGCTCGATAATAGAGGCGAGCGCGTCGCCGAACATTCGGAGGATTGTGTCGAAGTTGCGGCTCACCGTCTCCTCGACGAACGGACGACCCTGAACGGGAGACGTGCGCGTCGCAGAGAGGCGATATCCGATCCCCGGGATGCGGAGAGCCTGAGCTCCTGACTTCCGATTCGGTGCGATGACGTACGGGACGCGCTTAATCCCTGACGTGACGACGTAGCGGTAATACGCGCCCTTCGTATCGGCGCGAGACTTTCCCGCCCTGATCCCGACGTAGGCTCCGGGTTTATTCTTCATAACGGGGTTCGCCCAAATAGCACGACGGAGACGTCCCGTCTTGACGGGCGCGGCGTTCTTGACGGGCTTGACCTGACCCTTCGCCGCATAGAGGGCGGCGGCGGCGAGGGCCTTATCGATCCTCTTCTCATCGAACCCTGCGGCGAGGGCGAGCGAGAGCCCGGAGATCTGCTCGATCGTCTCCTTCGAGATCGTGATATCGACGCGACTCTGAGCTGCCACTATCTCTCCTTCGTCTTACTGAGATCGGAGACAATCGTCCACCATCGAAGGACGTCCCCGAGATCCATCTTGAGGATCATAGCGGGAGTGACGCCCCACTTCTCCGCGAGGATTACGGCGATGACTTCAGCGGGAGGCCGTACGGGTCGCCCGAGGGCGATTAGTTGCGCCGCCCGCCTTACGCGGAAGGGAGTGTCGCCTTAAGTGCTCCCCACTTCTCGAGGAGCTGCGCGATCGCGTCATCCGGGGCGAGGAGAACGTCTTCGATCGGATCTTCGTATCCCACCTCTTCGCGGAAGTTATGCGAGACGATGATCGACTTAATCGCGTTCACCCGATCCGCGGGAGAATCTGACTCGAGCATTACTGCGAGCCTGAACGGGACGTGGAGTCTCATCTCCGCCCACCATCCTTCGAATGGGGCGGTTAGTTCGATCCTGATCTTTCGATCTGCGCGTACTTCGCTCACGTTGCCTCCTTCTTCTCGCCTCCCGAAGAACTTACGGGAGTGCGCTCACGCTATTAACTGCCACGATCTTAAACGGCTTCAGGCTCACGGGATCCGTTGCGACGCGGGCCGTCACGGTCATCGTGGTAATGCCTTCGTCCTCACCCGCGATCGGCGTCACATCTGAGATCACCGTCGAGAGGTAGATCGTGAGGCTATACGTTCCATCCGTCCACGTCAGGCGAATAAACTTCTGCGATCCGAAGCTGCCGAAGAACTCGGACGATGCCGAGGAGTTCGACTGAACCGTCATCGTGAGCTCACCGCCGAGGCGCGCCGTTTCTGAGTGACCTGAGATCGTCGCGGTTCCATTGAGCGCGCTCCACTTCGCGAGGCCCGTCTGAAGGGTAAGTCCGAAGTCGAGGGCGTAGCCGTAATCCGTGAAGGTTCCCGTCGCGAGCGCGGTTCCGATCGCGACCTTCCATAGTCGCCCCGGCATAAAGACGGACGTCGGGATCGCGGTAGATGCCGCAGGATTCGTCGTCGTCTCGGCGACGTTCTGCGCGAAGAGCGTCGCGCTGAGGGAGGTTAGCCCCGAGCGTTCCGCCGTGATTGAGATCTCCGTCGGGAGCGCGTAGTTGATGAGGTAGGCGTTTCCGCCCGTCGTCGTGCCGCCGAGCGCGTCCTGAGAGACGAACGAATACGAAGTCGGGGACTGCGACGCGGTTCCGTTCGAAGGCTCCGTCGTCCACGTATACGGGGACGCGGTTCCCGAGATCGTCGGAGAGAACGCCATCCCGAGCCAGATTGACGCCTCGTCTACGGAGACCGCAGGGACGGAGACGGAGATCTCGGGCTCGTTGGAAACGAGCGTCGCCTGAGTTGCGATGATCGGGTTGCGGTAGGCGATGGATCGCTCCTCGCCGAGCTCCCACGTTTTCCCGAGAGTGATCAAGCCCGTAGGCTCGACGAGAAACTTCCGTCCGCCTGAAGCGAACGAAGGAGAAGTCCCCGCGGTCCCCTCGGCCTTACCGATGAGCGATGCGAAAAGAATCGAACCCGTATTCGCTGCCGGCACTTCTTACTCCTTCTCTATGCGGACGGGGCGATGACCTCGACCCCGATGATCTGAATATTAGCCGTCACGATGATAAACGAGGCGTCCCCGTACTCGGACGAGTCTACATTAGTCGAGACGACGGATGCCTGAGAGACTCCATTAGTCCCGTTCAGTTGGACGCCATCGAGGAGGACGTCGCGCATCCACGCGCGCCACTTCGCCGTCCTCGCATAGTTCCGCGCGTACTCCACGAGCGGGAGGTAAAGGGTCGCGTTTACGGAGAGGTTCGTCTGCCGATTCGAAGCTCCGTAGGCGATGGAATCGCCGCCCGGGTAGAGGACGACCGCAGGGGTCGCGCCCATCCCGTCGGGAGGGTAGGCGAACGCCTGCTTCAGGGTTTCGCCCGCGGGAGGAGTCGCCGCCTTCATATGCGCCGCGAGAGCCTCGAGGATCGTCGCGTCATCGAACGCCATTAGACCGCCTCGCGGATGACTCGATACGGGCGGAGCATTAACTCGACGTCAGGATCGAGGCGCGAGAGGAGTCGGATAATGCCCCCTTCAGGGCTGCCCGCCACGCCGTAGGGGGTTTGTCTTCGCGCGTGGACTCGACCACTCTGAAGAAGTGCGGCGGCCTTCACGGGCTCCGGGATGGCGGCCCACCCTCTCGTCCCGATGACCTCCACGCCTTCCGTGACGCCGAGCGGGAGCGTATGCGTTCCGAAGCTTGTGATCTGAATCCCCGTATAGGGCCATCCGGGGACGACCTTATTCGTCGCGAGACGGAAGTCCGTATTCGCCACGAGCGTGATCTCGGGCGTCCCGTCATTGTCTTCGTCCGTCTTGACGGACGTGACCGCGCTGAAGTCTACGATCGGGAGAAAGAGATAGTTATCCGCGGTAAACGTCACGGTCCCCGCGACGGAATAAAAGAATCGTCCGCAATAATCGTCAATCGCACGAGAGACGCTCGTAATGACCTGATCGATCTCTTCGGAGTCAGGCGTGAGGACTGCCGTCCCGAGCCCGAGGGCCTGTTGGACGTCGTTTCGCGTAACGTAGCCGTTCGTGATCGCCACGGTGTCTCCTTCTCTTAGCGCGGTCGCGCGCCGTTATCTTACCTCGTGAGTGCCGTATCAACCCATCCCACGACGTCGGACTTCGGCGGATCTTCGGAGAGTACCTTCTCGAAGTCAGGGACGGCGGCGATCGCCGCGGGATCTCCCGCATCGTGCCACCCTCGGACGGAGTTTTGGTGGAGCTGCGTATCGGAGGCGTAGCGTTGGAGGAGATCAGAGAACGGGACCTCGGGCCCGATCGCGATCGCGCGAATCGCGGCGTATAGACGCTCCGGGTAGGCGAAGGCGTAGATCCCCACGCAGACTGCGAGATGAGGTTTCCCTCGCGTCCATCCCCACCGCGACGGGAGATCCCACGTACGAGCGGGCGCAGGGGCGACTCCTACCCACGAGCCCTCGGGGAGAGGTTGCGGGGCGAGGAGGGTATCCGCGAAAAGGACGATCGTCTCCTCGGCGGGCCATCGCGTAATCGTGAGGTAGGCGCGCAGGGCTCCGACGGGTCCGTCCGTCTCATCGTGCGCGATGACTCTCGCCCACGGCGTAGCCTCGGCGACTGCCTTCACGTCATCCGTTCTCGTGACGATCGTCGTCGGGATGCCCCGGAGGAGCCTCTCGTGCCAACGATGGACGGGCACTCCGCCCGCCTCGACGAGGAGTTTATTCGCGCCGCCGAGCCTCGTAGACTTTCCCGCGGCGAGGATGACTGCGCGTCTCACGGACGGGATTCGTGGATCCATTCAGGGTTTAGCCGATAGACCCACGTCGTCTCGGGAACGGAGACGAACTTCGCCCCGGCATCGAGAGCCTTAACCCAGAAACGCCAATCGTAGCCCTTCTCGTTATCGAACCCTCCGAGATCGAGGATGAGTTCCGTCCGCACCATCGCGACGTGCGAAACGATCGAAGTCGTCCGCAGGAGATCAGGATCGAAGGGACGGTTATAAAGATTAAACGCAGGATCTCCGATGACTGAGGCGTACGAGTAGACGACGTCCGCGCCTTCGGCGTGATCGAGCATCGTCTCGATATGATTCGGAAGAAGGAGATCGTCGTCGTCGAGGAGCTGCGTCCACTTCGTCTCGACCTGCGAGGCGAGGATATTCCGAGGCCGCCACCCTCCGATCTTCTGATAGTCGATCGCGAGTAGATGGTCCGCAGGTTTAATAATCTGCGCCGCGACGCTACGGATACACTCCTCGCGTTGCGAGATTCGATCCGGGAGCGATGCCGTGATAACCGTTACTTCGCTCACTTCTTCCCCTTTCGGAGGGCCTTTCGCCGCTCCTCGCGGTTTACCCCGCCCACCGGGACGGGCTTCTTAAGCTCGACCTCCATCCGTTCGAAGATCGGCTTCCAATGCTCATCGTATACCCGAGGCGTCGCGTACTGCTCGGCGAACGAGAGGGCCTTCGCCTTCAGCGCGGCGGACTCGGCGGCGTTGCCCTTCAGGGCGTAGGACGCCTCGAGCGCGGCGACGATCGCGTCGATATTCGGGACCTTCCACCACGAGCCCTGAAACGAATCCCATTCGACCTGACCCTCGACGAGCCACCCCGCGCCCACGAGCTCCGTCATCGCGGTCCACCTCGTCGAGATGATCGGGACGCCCGAGGCGAGGGACTCGATCTGACTCACGCCGAACCCTTCACCGCGCGTCGCGTGAAGAAGCACGTCCGCGCTCCGCGCAATATTCGCGACCGTCTTCTGATCGATGCCCATTCTGTATTCATACTGCGGAACGATACGGATTCGATCCCTCGGCATCTTGAGCGCGTTCATTAGCGGCTCGATCGCGACGCCCTGCGCGATGCCTGAGAGATCGGTGTGAAGATAAAGATAGGCGTCAGGATGACGTGCGGCGAAGATCGCCCACGCCGTAAGCTGCTCACCCCAACACTTACGAACGGGAGTCGAGCCCTTATTCGCGGCATTAATCCACGTCAAATGCGCGTCCTCGGGGATGCTCATCGTCTTACGCATCGTCTCGCCTTCAGGTCGCCATACCTCGGGATTAAATGAGTGCGGCGCATAGAAGACCTGATCGCGCGGAAGTCCCGCGTTAAGAAGTTCCGTCTCTCCGAATCGGCTCATCGCGACCGCCCACTTACGACCGCCACGGCGGAAGAACTGAAGAACTTCAGGAGTGACGGGCGAGTGATCGATCGGCGTCCACGAAAGAAGAGGGACGTTATCCCATTCGGGACTCTTGAGAGGCCATACGTCGAAGAGCGTCATCCCCAGAAACGGACGATCCTTCGTCTCCTCTCGGATGCGCGCCATCTGCGCGGGGTGGAGATCATTCGAGTAGGCGTCGATCCCCTGCGGATATACGGAGATCCCGTTCCAATCGAGGACGGTTCCCGAGAGTCCATAGTTCGCGAGGATTGATACGTCGTGCCCGTCCGCCTTCATCCGCGGTCCGAGCTCCGCCATCTGAGCACCATATCCCGAGCCCACCCACGGGGCGTTCGTTGAGACTGCTACGCGAAGTGCCATCGCCTCCGTCCTCCTCTCCTGCTCCTATAAATGGAGAGGGCCCCCGGGTTTCCCCGAGGACCCTCTCCGAGAGTCTACCTTACGGCGACTCCGCCGTCATCAGGTATTAGCTGAGACGAGGATTCGACCCGCGGCCCCATCCGGGAGGTTCGCGTCGAACTGATAGATCGAACGGATGCCCACGCTATTGAGTTCGAAGTAACGCTCCGAGCTCGTAGCCACTTCGATATTACCCGCCTCGCGGATATAGATCGAAGGCTCGTGGACGATCGCGACGGACTTAGACGCCGAGGCGACTGCCGCCATATATGGATTCTCGATCACGCGGTAGCCGAGGAGGGTTTCAGGCTGCCCCGCGGCCTGAGACGCTTGCCATACGAACTGACCGTTGAGATCTTGGAATCCACGCATCTTCTTAGCTGCGCTCGTCGCCACGTGCCACGCCGTATTCGCGTTGCGATACTTAGGGGCCAAAGCGTAGAGTGCGGCCTGAACGTCCAGAAGGTCGAAGAAGGTCGCCGTGACCGTTCCCGCCTTGACTGCGGTTGTAAGTGCGCCCGCGGTATTGAGCGCGGTTACGAAGCCCGTAGGCTGAACCGTTCCCGTTCCGAGGGTACAAGCTGAACCCGCGAGGTTCGCGATCTGAGCACCTGCGGCTCGTCCCACGTACTCGACGAGGTTAAACCCTGCGCTATCCACCAACTCGCGCGAGGCGAGCGTGAGGGTAGCGGCTGCGAACGAACCGAGAGTAATCGAAGTGAACACCGGGTCCGCCGCGCTGATCGTGCCACCCTGAGCGACGAACGCCGCTGCCGGGGCCGTACCTGCGAGGATCGGAACGGTGATATTTCGGTTATCGGTTGTGCGGATCTTCGTTGCGCCCGCATATACAACGTTGTCGTTTACGAGCTGCTCGACGACAAAGTCGGCGAACGTCACGGGAGTCGTCGCGGTTGCGGTTGCGAGTGCGCGCATCTCGAACTTAGCGGATCGCTTGTCGCCCGCGATGAGCGCGCGGAGAGCGTCTGCGTCGTTCTCGATGGTCTTAGCGGTTGCGACTTCGACGGCCCCGATGACGGTGGCGAGCTTCGCTGAACGCTCCTCGCCCTTCTTCAGGTCCTCGATCTTCGCGAGCTTCGAGTCCATTGACTCGTTGAGCTTCGAATACTGAGCCTCTTCTTCTGCGGAAAGTTCACGAGCCTCTTCCGATGCGCGGGAAACGAGAGCCTTAGCGGCCTCGAAATCGCGACGGTAAGCATCGTGAAGCTGATTGACTACTGACATAGTTTCACCCTTTCTTCACTTTTGGTTTTTGCTAAACACCCGTCCCGGCGGCGCGACTCGTGCGGTACTTTCGCCCTTAGACTGTCGCCCTTAGCGTTTCGGTTTTATTACTTTAGCGCGCGCTTCGCGAGTTCGATCTCTTTCTCCCGCGTGGATCGCGGGACGCTGCGCGGCGCGGACTCTTCGACGATCGTCTCTTCGACGGGCATCTCTTCGACGACCTCGCCCTCGGCGATATCTTCCATCTTCTCCGCCTCGTCTTCGGCGACGACTGCGGCGATCGCCTCGGCGAGGAGGCGCGCCTGATCTTCGGAGACGTCCCCGGAGAGGAGCGCATTCACCGCGGCGCGGAGAGGCTCGATCTCGAGGCCCGCCTCGGAGGCGAGGGATCGGACGGATACGGTCGAGATCGTGGACGGGTAATACGGTGAGAGCCCCGTCAAGGCGGAGACCTCGACGAGCTTCACGTCACGGAGTTCGCGGACGCCCTCTTCGTTTACCTTATTCGCGTTCGTGGAGTAGAACCCGAAGGAGAGCCCGAGGGACTTCCCCATCGTGCGGACGATCTCTGCGAGGTCGCGATGGAACGAGACGTTCGGGTTTAGGCGGATGCGGGCGAGGAGGCCGTCCTCGCGATCCTCGAGCTCAAGCGTTCCCGTCTTCGTCGTACCGAGGAGACGCTCGGGATTATGATCGGCGTATGCCTTCACGTCCCATTCTCCGCGCCCTGCGGCGGCGAGAGAGCGGGCGAACGCGCCCTTCTTTACGATCTCGGGGTTCGTGCCTTCCGCGGATGGCGAGTCGTAGACCGCCGCCATACCTTCGAACGTAAACCCGTCCTCGTCCACGGCTCGTAGTTCTGCCGTTGTGCGTCGGAACTCGATCGCCATCTCGTCTCCTTCGTTTCGTTGCGCGTCTTCTTCGGACGCTTCACGGATGATACGCGATGCCCACGCCATCCCGCTATCTCCCGACCATAGAGCCCACGC